AACCAGAACGAGTTGTTTGTGTAGCAGAAACAATTGGTACATTGTATTCTACAGCAAGACCACGAATCTCTTCTGCAATTGCTTTAATAAAGGTGTATGAGTTCACAAGACCACCTTTAAATCTACTGGAAGAACAGATATTAAGATAATCAATAAAAATAATATCTGGAGCAAATCCTTTCTTCAATCCTAGTTCATTCAACAAACTCTTGAAGTGACCAGAATGTGCAGAAGCAGTAGGATACTCTTTGATGATAAGAGTTCCTTGTGTTTTCTTCAATACCTTCTGGACTTTTGTATCATACATTGGTTTAGGTAGATCAACCAAACCTCTGATATCTAAGTTGAAAAGATTTGCATCAATACGTTCTGCAATTCTTTCCTCTGCCATCTCTAGAGTAATGTACAATACATTTTTACCATCCAACAAACAACTAGCGGCTTGGTGACACATAAACAGTGACTTACCAACACCAGTTCCTGCAAGTGCAATGTTCAATGTTTTACGTGGAAGTCCTCCCTTTGTAATTTTGTTGAACATCTGTAGATCAAATTCGATCTTATCTTCTTTACGATGATAGAATTCATATCGAGCATCTGCATCACCAAAGTAATCGTGACCAACATGATCATCAAACGATATACTTAGAGCTTCCGAAAGAATAGATGGGATTGCATCACGACTCTTTGTCTTATCATTACCATCAGCAATCTTCACAGATTCCATCAGAGCAAGATAGACTGCACGTTCTTTACACCACTTCTCTGTGGTATCAATTAACCATTCCTGTTCCAGTTTTTCTTCACGAAAAATATTTAGAACTTCAATACATTCTTTAAAGATATCTTCCGAGATATCTTTTCTGTTTTCAATCTCAATGCTTAGAACAGATTTCGTCGGAAGAGTTCCATACGTTGTGATGTAAGAATTAATCTCGTCGAATACAATCCTTTCCGAAAATACATCAAAGTATGAGTCTTGAATAAAAGGAATAACCTTTCTCATATAGTCTTCATTGTAAATCAGATTAGAAAGAATCTTATGTTCAATCCTATCAATCATTCAGTATCACCTTCAAATGAACCGTAACTATACTCCTTAGAAGCACATTCGTCAAGTGCCTGCATAAGCTCTGGGGTGAAATATTTTTGTGGGTCTGCTAGAATAGTCTTTGCATAAGTTTTTACACCATTGATCTCATATCGGCCTCCAGACTTAGTAAAGACACCATACTTCTCACCAAGTTCAAGCAGACCATAGTATCGATCTAGACCACGATGATCATAGAACAAACGAGTCTGTACAATAGAATTTTCTTTGGTGAAACGAGACTTGAATGCTTTACACTTCACGATATTACCCACAACATCTGTACCATCCTTCTCCTTGGACTTGGACAGATAAACGATGGTAGAGGCGGCGTACTTAAGTCCAGAACCCCCTCCCATCTCTTTCATGGGTACGTAAGCACCCACCACGTCATAGGTGTGGTTAGTGACGATCAGAGGGATGCCTGCAGTCCCTAGTTTGAGTGTGAGGAGACGAAAGATAGACTTGGTGATCTGCGCCCTAGTCATGTCCCTGGTCTCTTTACCAGCGGTTGCATCCTCCAATTCTTTGGTAGTAGAAAGCATACCAAGACTGTCCAGAACAAACATTAATGGTGGACGATCTTCCTTCTTTACTTTCATATACTCATCAACAACTTTGATTGCTTGAGTACGAAACTCTTGAACAGTAGTAACAGGAACTAAACCAATTCGAGCGGTATCAATATTTCTATCTTTCATCATAGATTTGGTCACAGCAGATTCAGACTCAAAGTAAATTACTTCCCCAGTCGGATTCTGTTCTAGAAAAAATCGCACCATTGAAAGTGCGAAGAATGTTTTACCTGTACTCGATTCTCCAGCAAGAGCAGTGATCTTATTTGCGGGAAGTCCACCATAGATACTACCACTCAATAGGGCGTTGAATATGTAAGAACCAGTGTCAATAAACTGGTCGCAGTCAGCACCGACAATACCATCTTCAACGACTCCAGCATACTCATTGTCTAACTCTTTAATTACAGATTTAAGAAAACTCATAAAATACTCCTTGTTAAAATTATTCTACCATCAAACGAAGAAAGATTCAAGTGTTCCTCTCCTCTCAACTTGCCACCCGATGGTTTCCACAACGTTTTTCAACGGTTCGACAAAACTCTTTTCAAATTGTCTGTCGTAATCAATATACTTATCTAGGTTCAACTCTTTGGGTAGAGTTTGCAAATAAGCAATGATATTCTCACCAATTGGATTTGGAGTTTTCAAGTATACAAACTTGATTTTTTCTCCCTCCTGAATCAATGGATATTTATTCTGCAATTTCTTCTTAGAAATAAAGTGATTATACAGAATAGCACCACGCACTTGAATGGGTGTACCTTTCTTGTATAAATCAGCAGAACTCCGATATTTGTCTAGACCATTGCATCCTCTAGGGAATGAAATGTTTTCAATACCTTGTTCTCTAGATTCTTTACGAACATCATCAATGAATGAGATTAGATCATCATTAGTATTATTGATAATGATCGTAAATGCTTTCTTCAATTTATCTCTGAAGAATGCAGGAGTTGAAGATCTTGCAGTCTCCAATCCCATGATCTTAAGTTTTGGTTTTTCATATCTAACACCCTCACTATCCCACACGTTAAGAATATATCTTTTCTTTGCAGTCCAGATTCCACGGTCAGCAATGTTCTCCCGTTTCATCTGCATCTTTTGATCGTATGCGTTTACTTTGTCGGCCAACGTTTCATAAGAACTTTCAATATACTTTTCAAGTTCCATTTGACAGATCTTATCAAGGAACGTAACAATCTTATCATTAGAAGCCTTTCTCCCTTTGTATATGTGATCAACAACAGGACCCATATTAAGATAGATACTATCGGTATCAGAAGCAATAACATAGTCTTCCCCATCTGTTTTTAGTAACTTATTTAGATAACTATTCATCTTCATCTCAATCCAACGGATAGAAACTTGACCAGACAAAGTAATTGCTTCTGCATTTGCAATTCGGAAATACCTGAAGTATTCATTACCAATAGCACCATAAGCAGAGTTCAAAGAGATCTTCTTTGCCATCTGGATATTATTACAACGAGAAATTTCCTTGGAAAGATCTGTAGAAGGTGTATTTTCATATGCTTGTTTTGCAATAAGCATTTTCTTCTTGAAGATGACACGATCATCATACATTTTCTGCATCAACTTAGGAAGAAATCCTTGGAAGTCTTTTCTATATTGAGCACCATTCGCACACAAAGCATACTTCTCATCATAGAGAATAGGTTCATTCAAGATTTTATCCACAGTCACTGTAGGATGTTTATCTTCAACTAATGTCTCAGGTGAAATATTGTACTGCATAATCAAGTGAGGATACAAAGAGTTTAAGTCAAAACTTACAACCCAATCATAACGTCCTACTTTTGGTTCCTTGACATATGCACCAGCGTATGCAGAATCCTTCCTATGTGTAATTTTTGGTGGGACAACAATATTATCTTTCTTTAGATAATTGAAGATAATATTGTCCCAAGTTTTTACCTGTGAATATACATCTTCATAGTTTTCCTTTGCATCATATGCCATAGTCAGACACAACTCAATTAGTTTCATCTTGTCTTCCATACGGTCAACAAGTTCTACGTCAAGGATGTTATAGTCAATGAACTTTTGCCAGTTGTTTGTATAGAACGCTTTGAAGTTCTCAAACTCACTGTGGTCTAGTTTTTGTTGACCTAGTTCAACAAAAGCAATATGATCTAGACGATATGATTCTTGATTGGAATAAGTAAATTTTTTGTATAGATCAAGATAATCTAAACAAGAAACCCCACCAAGATCATAAGCGATATTTTTTCTTCCATGAATCTCGAACTCTCTGTAGTTAATTAAATTCCAGGGAGAAAGAGAACGCATATGTTTCTCAGTAAATACTCGTTCTAATCTACGACAGATATATGGGATATCATATAGATATACATTCCACCCAGTAATAACATCTGGGGTATTCTGAACCCAGTGATTTAAAAATTTATCTAGAAGGTCTCTTTCACCATGACAATATATAAACTCAACATCATCACGACTGTTTTCATACTCTCTAGTGCCCCATACAATTAGTTTCTTTGTATTCATATCTTTGATAGTAATACAAAGAATGGATTCCGAAGCACTCTCTACATCAGGGAATCCATTTTCACACTCAACCTCAATGTCAAGACTGATGATATTCATCACTGACATATCAAATTTAATTTCATCTTGTGGATACTCATCAGCAATATACTGATATAAAAATCTTTCGTATCCATACACATCAAAGTTATCAACTTCAGAATACTTTTTCATGAAGTCCCGTGCTTCTCTAGGAGAAAGGAACTTGATTGGTTTTACATACTTTTCATCCAGTGTTTTAAATTTTGTTTCCTTTTGGGAAGTAACAAAAAGTACAGGATTAATTTTATCGCGATACATAACACGTTCACCATGTCGATATCCACGATAGAGAATTTGATTCCCTACTAGTTGAACGTTTGTATAAAAATTCATGAATTAACTGATTTCTTGTATAGATTTGCTACTTCGTCAGATGGAGTGGATATTGAAACGATGCGATTTGAATAGATCAATGTATCAGTTTCATCAGTATACAAAGGCCACTTTTTAAATGTCATTGTACCATCTATGTCAATGATCTCCCTACAGTTCTTTAAAAAACACGAAGGTTCTTCATCTAATTCTTCTACATCAGCTACAACAATTTTATTATTGATTAGTTCGATTACATGTAGGTTCATAGGGACTCCTTGTTTCAGCTATTTTACCACAAAAAAAGAGGGGCGTCAACTGGATTTTGCCAGTTGCCCCTCTGCGGCGACGATATTCAATTCTATTTATCTAATGTCATATGTTTTTAATTTTTGATGATCTGGAATTATTCTTTTCAGATCAACAATCAACATACCATTTTCAAATTTAACTTCTCCAACTTCAACATCGTCAGATAAGTTGAAACCTCTAGCGAAGGTACGAGTTGCTACCCCACGGTGCATATACTCTACATCATCAGTATCCTTCGCAGACTTGGACTTGATGATTAGAACATTGGTTTCTGTAGTGACTTCAATGTCATCTCTAGACCACCCAGCCAGTGCTAGTTCGATACGCCATTTAACGTTCGATTCCTTTACGATATTATATGGAGGATATGAACCACCAGGATTATCCATACCATATGAATGTAACCTGTGGAAAACATCATCAAGTCCAACACTGTATTTTCCTACAGCATCAAGAATTTTGCCCATATCACTGGACGTATAACGTGTAAGTCCCGTCATTGTTATGCTCCTAATTAAAGCGAGTTTGTTTTTATGATCCCCGAAGGCGATCAAATTTATTTATAGCAAAACATAAAAAATGGTACAGTGCGAAACCCGTACCATTATGTGGTATTTTCCGATTGTAGAGTGTGCCGCACGAAAGACACACAATTATTTATACTTGACTAAATAGTGTATGAGGTCTATAATAGACCTGTCGTTCATCCGAGAAATCGGACGCAAGTAAGTCGCGGAACGGAGCCGTTCATCCCATGTTAGAAATATTATTCTATACAACCCTTTCATGTACTCAAACTGATGCATTAATGCTGAAGATTGAGAGGAATGCGAATCTATCTCCCATCGTGAAGGTAGAGTTAGTTGAGACCCTTAAGGACTCAGCACCAGAATGTCAGTGGTATTGGGACGCAAACGACTGAAGGAACGGGGATTAAACCACCCTAACTTCAGGAGTCAATCATGAACACACTTAATCTAATTCGCAAGCAGATCAATAAGGCTGCTGCATTACATGACGCACAGATCTCTCACACCTCATATCGTGGTGTTGAGTATTCTACTCGTTGTGTAGAGTCTAAAGAATCTCACGGTACATTCTGCTATCGTGGTCGTCTTTATACTAAGTGATTAACTTACTTAACAGAGAGGGTTACAAACCCTCTCTTTTTTTGTACTTATGTAAAAATGAAATAAATGTTAGTAAACTAACACAAAGTGTACTAAATAATACAGAATTGGGAAATTGAATATGAAATGAGAATTGTCTATATCACTTATTAACTGTATGAGGTTTAAGTTATGCATAGTCTTCTGTCTCGATCTCAATTAAATGAGTGGCGACATCTTGAAAAAACTGTGGAGGATATTGAATTAACAGAACAGTGGAAAAATTTGGACAAAAAAATCCATATTCTAGAATCAGAAAGTGATCGATTAAACGATTACTATGAGTGTCTAATAGAATGCGATGCTCTAGATCAACATGTATGCAAGAGAATATGTAAAGAGATTCTATTGTAATATTAGGAGAGGGAGACCTCTCCTTTTTTTATAGATAGTAAAACAAAATATAGTTATGGAAAAAACAAGATTAAAAATTATTCACAAGCACCTAAAACAAATCCTTGACGAATTAGAATCTGAGATCTATTCCGACAAGGATTCGTATTTGAAAAATAAAAGTAGGATTACTCTAATAGAAGAAGATGACGGTTATCCTGATTAAGGATTAGCCGTCTTTTTTTTACCAATATTATACTTACTCTCAAGAGTCCATTCTCCTTTGTCTTTATAGGAGAGAACTTTGATTTGACTCAGGGGAGCACAATCTTCAATTGAAGAAGAATTGACAATACCCACAAGTCCCCAATCAGATAATAGTTGTGAAATACGATTTCTACGTTGGACATCGTTTACAAAAAGATTTGCTTTTTTACCATCAAGAGCAAATAACTCTTTGAAGTGAACGATATAATACTTGCCCTGTTTATGCAGAATGTGACAGGATTGATAGATCTTCTTTTCTTTACGTGACGCTACACCAATACGTGTTAGAGTTTCACGAACCTTTAGAAAATCATCTGGTTCTTTCAAGGTGACCTCAATCATCTTGTCTGGCGACCAGTTATACTCTAGAACTTCACTCATTTTTTCCTCCAGTTTTCATCCTTTGTTTGATAAATTCAAGTTGTTCTTCCGATAAAAGTTTCAAAGCACTTCTAGCTTTCTCATCATTGTAGTGGTAATACTTTTTGACAAGTTCTAGTGAGTCAATTTTTTCTTTCCTTAACCAAGGAGAGAAACGCTTTTTCGGTCTCACAATATTTATAAAAAAATCATATTGCATCTTCTTAGAAAGATCAGAATGAATATTCATTTCATTTGCAATAAGAATTGTATCTATAAATCCAGACAAGCACTTATTGATAATGAATGGAGGATAATCTTTTTCTGTAGCATAGTCTTCATCAATCATATTAATTTTTGATTGATTAATTGAATTGAGCCAGTCCTTTAGTTCCATAATTTAATTGTCAATCCAACAGTAGTGAGGAGTAGAATCTATTGTATCATAAATGTTTTTGTTTTTTAGTAAAGCTCTACGGTAAGGACCAAACTTAATTCCCCTACCCCATCCAAGATAAGAACTAAACAATTCTTTTTTGGTAACCTGACCTTTCATTTTAATAATAGAAATAAGTCTTTCAGTTACATCAGACAGTATATAATTTTGAGACTTGATTACATCATCAATATAATCACTCATCTTCTTTACCTCATTTTTATATATGAGATTATCTTTAATATACTGTTGAGATTTTACAGACATATCATTTCGATAATCATTGTCATCGAGATACATGTTTAACAGTCTCACCGCTTCAGAATTCTCAGTAAAGAAATCTGCAGTTGGATTTAGTTCCTGGTAATAATCAGCATCGTACATGATGTATGGACAACCATTCATAATACCATCAGTAGTCGATACACTCCACCCACCATAAACTTGCTTAGGTGAAAATCCAACACGACACTGTTGTAGTTTTTTGTAATATCTTTGCTTATTAAACTTCTCAGTAGTAATCCAGGATTTATCTGATTTCTCTAGCAATGGAATCCATACGGTGAAGTCTTGTCTAAGGTCTCTCAGAGACTCTAGAACCTTCATGAAGTTACCAAAGTCCTTATATGTATCTGGTCTATGATTAAAGACGATTAATTTATCAGTATTCTTATTTGGTTCTACAATATCAGATTCTTTAACACCTAGATGATGCGGGACTAGAATGTCATTAAGTTTAGATACAGTTCCTTTATTAAAGACTTCAGAGGCTTGATTCAATACAAGATTTTTTTGACTCTGTGTATTCAGATAACAACGTTGCATCTCAAGCAGACCAAGAATATTTTGGTTGAAACTTGGTTGACTCCAAGCAACAACTTCGTTCAGATCAAACCAGTGACAGTATCCAAAATAAGAAGGACTGTGGTGAGTTACATTACTGATAGTATTTTTGATCGCATGTGTATGCTCTGGAAGGTGTGAAAATACTAGATCAACGTCAAGATCATGATTGATCAGTTTCCTAAAATGTTCTACATCAAAGTGTGAACGCATCGTAGGAGGATACGTTGGGAACTTCATTATAAACTGTTTAGTATTATAGAAGTCTAGCATCTCCAGGAACTCTGGAAGGACCAGATAAAAAAACAAATCGCTACGAATCTTGTTTAGTTCAGCAATCATATTAGTGATTACCTGAATGTAACTATCTTTAGTCAGATCCTTAGAGAATGTGATGTTTGGATAGACAAGGATTCGTATTGTTTTTTCAAATTTTTGTTCTGTTAAAAATTTGGTAAGAGTCATCTGATAATATCAATAGTGTTCATAGTATTAGAATTCCAAACTTCAAGTTCATTTCTCAAAGAACCTTCTGCAATAAGTTTCTGATACCGATTAGAAGCTTTACGCTTCCACCATTGTATCATATTATCGAGATAAAATTTATCAAAGTTTTGTTTGTTTGGAATTAGTATTTCAGTTTTACCAAGTATAACATCTCTAGAATTTTCATATCCATAGTCAGACATATAGAAACGCTTCTGTGTTGTCACATCCTGTTTTGATTTGATGAAAGCAACAAACTCTATATAAAGATCTGGATAGTATTCCTTAAGAGAATTTTTGATGATAGAAATCATCTTGGTTTGAATTTTGAGTTTACGACTCGAAGCACCTTTGTGAATTAAAGGACCACCGTTTCTCTCAATAAACCACTTACTCAAATCATGAT